TCCTGAACCAGCCTTTGGAGATCGTTGAAAGTGCGTTCTTGTTCGGTGAATGACTTGTTCGCGATCGAGCGAGCCATCTCCTGAAGCATGGCCGGAAGCCTATCAGAAATTGCTTTCATTGTCAGAGAGCCTTCGCAATAATCAATAACACGAACAGAACATCAATGTCCAGAATGTGTGGTTTTACGACAGGCGCATCAGAACCGCGCAACGGCAACCGACGTGAGCTAACGGTGCGTCATCGCCACTCGAGAACTCTTGATCGAACGGGATCCATCCTTCAGCTTGATTTCCCTCGCATTCGGCCTCGACGCGATCGTCTTCCACCGTCTGCCAGAACTTTTCCATGCCGAGCCCTGTATCCTGCATCGCGGCGCCGACGGCCAGTTGTGCATTCGTATATGCTTGCCCGATCTCGTGCACAGCGATCATTGACGCGCGATCCCGTGTCGCTCCTGGCGCGAACATGCCCATCTCGCGAAATAAATCGCGGATGGTTCTCGCAACAGCAGAATACGACTGGTGATTCTCGATGCCGTCGGCCAGCAAAGCCCGGATGCGATTCAGCGTCGTGTCGTTCAAGCCTTTCACTAACGTGAGTGCGCGCGTCTTGAGTTCCTCGACAACGCGGGCGACCGGGAAGTTGTTGTCGAAACCCGCAGCCAGCCCGAAGTCCGCAAGCATCTGCGCGCCAGCCTCGACTGCAGCCTCGCCCATGATGAGGGCGAAGGTGTCTGCCCACTCCTTGTGTTCCTCGCCGAGCATCAACTCGATCAGGTGCAGCAGCGATGGATGCAACGGCGGCGGCGGCGTAGCCTCGAACAATGCGTGGACCTTTGCCATCGGTAGGAAATTAGCGTTGATGCGGCGCCCTTGCCTGCGCCACATGCGAATGAGCGCACGTCGCAACCGCGGGACCAGGAGGTCGCGTGTTTCGTGGATCGGGCCGATGCGCATCACTTCGACCAGATGCACTGCCGCCGCATGCAATGCGTTCAATTCCGCGATCGGAACAGCGTTTAGTTTCACGCCGCAAATTTACTCCGCAACCCTTCAATGGCTTCCGCCAGTTTGCGAACACTCTCCTGGACGGCAGGTTGTTGTTGCTTCTTGCCGATGCCTGCCACAGCTTGCGTCATTGCTGCCGCACGATCAGCAACAGTTGCGTCCGCCTCGTCCCACACTGCCTGCAATTTGGCGATCACGTCATCGACGTTCGCCTCGCCGAGTGCATTGAGAATCATCCGCGAAAGCGTTTCGCGATCGATGGTATTGGCAGATGGGGATCCATTGAGTGTAGCCCCGGAGACGATGGCTGCCATCTGCCTGGCGACGTCGTGCTCAAGGATCGGCGGCATCGTCACGGTGACGCGGCCACTGGCGCCAGTGTCAAGCGTTCTCGTGATCGCCAGCACTGAACTATTGCGGCGCGCGATCGCCGCTTCGATCGTCGTGCGAATAACGCCCTTCCAGAGTTCTTGACGATCGCGAAATTTTAATTCTGTTGGGCGATCGAGACTCTTTGCAGTGGCCAGCGTGCCGACAGAGACGTCGCCGAAAAACGATTCCGGGAATCCGAACGCTGCGCAAACCATCAGCAGAAGACGCCTGCCCTCGTCAGCGCTGGTCGTTGCACCCGCCGTTTTCACCGCAGAGAGTTCTGTACCTTCGCCGGCGATAAATACCGCGGCGCGGTTCGGCGGCGGGTTCGTTTCCGCGCTTGTCCCGTCGGTGCCGATCGTCGATTGCAGTTTCGTCTTCGCCTGCGCCCGCCCCGCCTTGCCGCCTTTGGTTCCCAGTTGAAAAGCGAACGTGGCGTAAGCGTCCGTGATCTGGCTCCAGTTCTCCATGTGCCGGGTGTACGCACGCGTCCAGTCGAGCGCTTGGTACGTCTCGGGCACGCCAAACTTCATGTCTGACAGCCCGCCAACACGCACGTGGAATACTGGAGCATTCCACATCACAGGCTTTCCGCCAATCGCGGCCGGTTTGACATCCGGGGTGTAATTGAAGTCCGGATAGAACGCGTCGATCGCAGCGTGATCCTGCACGCCGGTCTCGATGTTCAGTTCACTGACAGATGCATAGCGGCGGTAATACCACGGTTCTTTTGCGTCCTGCGGATTGCAGTGGATCTCCTGGATCTCGTCAACTGGTATCGAGCGGATGACAGTCTTGCCCGTGGCCGCAGAGGAGAAGAACACGAAGAACAGATTGCCGAGGACCTGCAGGTCCTGCTCTTTCATCGTGCGCGCTTGATGGCTGAAGAGTTCTACTTGATTCTTCGGATCCGAAACAAACTCGTCGATGAACTGTTGCGTGGCCTCGTCGTCACTCGTGATTGAAACGCCCTGCCCGAATACGTACATGCTCTGCAGCGTCACCGCACGATTCACCAGCGGGTTCTTGAGGAACATGTACCTGGAGACCTTGAGAATCTGGAGCAAGCCCGGCCGCGAGAACTCACGTTCGAGCATCGCGCCGTACCGTTCCCATCCCTGCTCGATCATCGCCACTTCGAGTTCCCAGAGTTGCTCCCGCAGCATCTGCTCGTTGTCACGGGCCTGCGTTTGGACTTCTGTGATCGAAGGGCCAGGAGAAGCACTGTGCACCGCCTGGCGCGGCGCGGGAATCGAAGGTTTATTCCGTTTCGCCATTTCGCGTTCAGTTTCTCACAAATTGTTCTGGCACGCTAGTACGGGCTGATCCTCATTGGCGACCGGAAACCCACGACAAGCGCCTCCTGCTCTTCGAGGAATAATTCGGTCAAACCCCACACCAATGCGTCGACATGATCCGGTGAGCGTTGCATTTTGCGCCGCGATCCGCCGCTCTCCGTGATTTCGACCGAGCCCACGATGCCAGGGACGAAATTACACATTTGCTCTTCGAGCACATCGAAGTTGCGCCAGTCGCCCACGTGATGGACCAGGCCCTGCTCGTAGAGCAATGCGATCGGTTCCGCGCGTGTCCGCTTGCCGCGGCTGGCATGCACGAGTTTGATCTTGATGGGCAATTGCCAGGCGGCATCATCCGCACCGACCTGTTTCGCGAGTTCCTGCCGGGCCGCCGCGCCGACGTTGGCGAGCACGGAACGTACCATCTCGCCGCCTTGGTTGCTCTCCGCGACGATGCAGTCCGCGTTATAGCGATAGTAGGCGCCGATGGCGCGGCGGGCCCATCCCTCTGGCGACATGCGGCATGAGAGATCATCGAGCACATATCCGTGTTCGTCGACGCCGAGCCCCGTTACGACGATGCCGGTCTCATCGGAATCCTCGCCGGCGGTTGTCGCCGGGTCGATCGCGACGACGATCGAGATCAGATCCGGATGGCCGGAAACGCGCGCCGCGTCGATCATCGTTCGCGACCAGAGAGCGCCTGGTGTGTCGTCGAGGATCTCTGCGAAGATCTCCTGCCGGCCGAGGCGCGTGCCTTCATATTTCGCCCGGATCTTGGCGATGAACGATTCCGCCAGGTTGACGGCGTTGTCGTACATCGCGCCGCGCGTGATGACGGATTTCGGATCTTTGACGAGTGCGCGCACCAGCGCAGTCGGCCGCGGTGTCATCGTCACGAGTGATTGCGGGTGCTCGCCGAGGCGCAGTCCGAACTGGAGCATGTCCCACGCCTCCTGGCCACGCTTCCAAACTGAGAGCTCGTCGCACCACGCGCCGTCGTGATTCGGGCCGCGGAGTCGATCGGGTTCGTCCGCAGAATACGTGTGCGCCACGCAGCCATTCTTCCAGGAGAGTTTGCGCTTGGATGGCTCATAGTCGACAGTCCCGGGCGGGCAGCATGCGAGCACGCCGCTCACGCCTTCCACCATCACGTCGCGCGCGTCTGCTGCCGTCGGCGCGACCAGTGCCAGGTGTCGAGAGCGGCCGCTCTCTGCCTTCGCTCGGATCCACTCAGCGCCGGTCTTGCTCTTGCCCCAGCCGCGCCCGGCCAGGATCACCCAGGATTCCCACTGGCCCGGTGGCGCGAGTTGATCAGGTCGAGCGAAGAACGACCAGTCGTAGAGGATGGCCTGTGCTTCTTGCTCAGTTAACGACGTGATCGCCTTCGTCCGTACCGAGACGGGTCGCGAGGCGATTGACACGATCGAGGAGGCGATCCTTTGCGCTGACATCGCTCGTTTCGATGGGCCCTCCGTTGAGACCCGTCATCTCATTGTTTACCACGTCGCGCATGCCGAGATAATTTTTTGCAAGAAAGATCGCGGCGGCAGCATTGGTCTCTGCCAGCTTGAAGAGTTTATAGCGCAGGCCGATTTTGCCGGCGGCCCAGCCGCGATCCCAGGCGGCGCGAAGGGCCTTGTTGCGCGCCAGATTTTGTTCAAAACATCTCTGCGTGACGTTGTACACGGTCGCCACTTCGTGCTGCGTTGCGCCGAGGCTGGCGCGAGTCTCCACTTCTTTCAGATCGAACTGCGTTTGCTTACCTTTCGCCATGATGTCTCCTGTCCCCGACCACCAAGTGTACGATCTTTTTGCGCACCTAAGGTAACTTACTGATTCCAAAGCGACTGCTTCCCCAGTCGAAGAGAGCCTGATGCGCGAATCGCTGGATGAGCCCAACGCCGCGCCACAGGCTGCGCTTATCGCGCCATACTGTGGACGGGCGGTCCGAAAAGGCCAGCAACAAGTCGGGGGCTGGTCCGCATCTTATGCCAGATCAGCGAATCCAGATTGGCTGCGGGCACTTCCATGGCTGTCGCGAGATCGAGGAACCGCTGTTCCATCCCAAGGTAATGCTGCTCGACCCGGTCGATGGTCGAGAACAGGCCCATCAATTGACCCGCGCGTATCACGTGGATGTCAAGGATTGCCACCTCGTTCGACCCAAGCCAGTTGCGAACGATCCACGATGCCGTTTTTGGGCCGATCCCCGGAAGCTGGATCAGGTGGTCCCGTAGGGCGCGATGCGAGTCCAGCGGCGCAGGTTGCTGCTTGAGGGTCCTGAGCGCGCCGGACACATAGCGAGCCTTTTGCGACCAGAATCGGTAAACAATATCTCGGCCTTCCAGCATCAGTGGCTGTCGCAGGTTGTCGGAAAGCACCTCGACGCTTGGAGCGGGCCCTGAAATCAGGCCTTGATCGCGCAACCGCTCGAAGGCAGCCAGGCCCACCTCGGCAGGGATGCCGTGGCCGCCCAGCAGGCAGGCCACGACCTCCTCCTCGAAGGTCCTGCCGAGGCGGTGACATCGACTGGGAAAGCCGTCCTCGTGCATCCAGTACTGCGTCATCCAATACGCAGCGGTGAAAAGCTCGTCTGGCCGACCCCAAGGCACCCCCGCCACCGCGCACACCTCAGGCAGCGGTATCGGGCGCTCAACGACGTCATCACCTTTAAGGAAGTAAAAGACCTGCATGGCCCTCCTCATAGATCGCCCAACCTGCTGGCGGCGACTGCTGGAACAGCAGGAACGCCGTCTTCGCTCTGGCCTGC